TTCTGGAACAGTAATTCCTTAAATTTAAGTTATTATCAAATTGCATACATTGGTCATAAAAGAGTCATTTACTGGCTCTTTTTTCTTATTCTTGTAGAATAAATTCAATACATGTGTAAATAATTATGGGTATTAAAAACCAATCAATTACACAAGGTCGTACTACGTTACTTGATGCTGTAAATGTTTTGCTAGAAAACATAGGCGAACAGCCTATTAATAGCTTGGAAACTGAACAAATAGATGATTCTAAACAAGCGGAAAGAACAATACTAGAATTTCATAAAGAAGGACAAACAAAGGGTTGGAGTTGGAATACAGAATTGCAATACCCATTTCAAAAAGATTCTGTTACTAAAGAAATTACTGTTCCAGAAAATATTTTGCAATTTGCACTAGATCCGTATTTATATGCAGGCCGTTACCAGCTAAGAGGTCAAAGAATATATGATTTGCAAGAACGTAGATATATTATGGAAGAAACAGTAGACCAAATAAAAGCTGACGTTATATGGCTGTTGCCCTGGGATGATGTACCAGAAGCATATAACAGGTGGATAACAATAAGAGCATCAAGAGTATTTACTGCTCGTGTTTTAGGATCTGATGCTTTATTTAAATACACATCAAAAGATGAATTAGATGCACTAATAGTTTTAGAGCGCGTAGAACAACAACAGGAAGCACCAAATATATTAACTGGTGGTCGTAATTATTTACCATTCCCCACTTATGATCCAGCTATGGGATTAGCAACAAGAAGAATAGGTACTGCATATAGACTATGAGTTCATTAGTAAGTTACTCTATACCAAATTTAGCCCAGGGAATTAGCCAACAACCTGATGCTCAACGTGATCCTTCACAAGCAGAAATACAAATAAATGGAATGTCATCTATTGTTGAAGGTTTACGCAAAAGGGATTGCAGCGAAACAATAGGATTAGTTTCTAACAGTACTTTTGGCGATTGTTTTATACATAGTATTTTAAGAGATAAAGTTGAGGAATATTTAGCTGTTATTAGTTCAAGCACAATTAAAGTTTTTGATTTAGAAGGTAATAATAAAACTGTAAATCCTGTAAGCGGTGCATATAATTATTTATCAACAATTACCGATGCAAAAACACAATTAAGAGCTGTAACTATTGCTGATTTTACATTTATAACTAATACGTTAAAAGTGCCAGCAATGACTACTGATCAAGCACCTGTTGTTGCTAGGCCAACTACACATGAAGCGTTGATATGGGTTAGGGCTGCTACTTATGGTCAAACATATAGAGTAAATATAAACGGCACAGAAGTAACGGTGCAAACTGCTGTTGCTCCTGTTGTTGCTAGTGGTAGTAGCGTTACTGAAAATAGAATTAGTTCTGAAGATATAGCAACAAATATAATAAATGGATTTTCGTCTTTATCTGGTGTCAGCTTTGCCAGGAGTGGTGCTGTAATTCATGTAACTTCTAATAACGCTATAACTATTGCAGTATCTGATGCTAGATCAAACGCTGATATAACTGCAATATTTGATAAGGTTCAAGCGTTTACAGAATTGCCTACTATAGCTCCTGACAATTACCAGGTAACTATAGAAGGAGATCCGACTAATTCTTTTGATGATTTTCATGTATCTTTTGCGCCAAAAAGCGGAACATTTGGAGAAGGTACTTGGAGTGAAACAGTAAGACCTGGAGATAAATACAAAATAGATATTAATACAATGCCGCATTTATTAGTGGCGTTACCTGACGGTACTTTTTTCTTTGGCCCTGCCAATGGTTCTACTCAATCAGGAACAATAAACGGTGTTGCTTGGGAAGTTAAAATACCAAGTTGGGGTGAACGTATTGCTGGTGATACAGAAACAGCACCTAATCCAACTTTTATAGGTAATCCAATAAATGATATTTTTATCTATAAAAACAGACTTGGTTTTCTTGCAGATGAAAATGTAATTTTATCAAGAGTTAGATCGTTATTTGATTTTTTCCCAGAAACAGTTACTGCTGTTTTAGATAGTGATCCAATAGATGTCGTAGCAAGTAATAACAGAGTAAGTATTTTAAAATATGCTGTGCCATATCAGGACGAATTAATTTTATTTAGTTCTCAATATCAATTTAGATTTAATGCGGCAGAAACAGTTTTAACGCCATCAACAGCACAAATTACAGTTTTAACGCAATTTGAAATAGATACAAATGTTAGACCACAGTTAGCTGGTGGAGGTATTATATTTTGCCAGGCTAATGGTGACTTTTCACAATTTAGAGAATTTAGTGTTCGTGGTGCTGGTACTGCTTTAACTGCTGATGCACAAGATTTAACAGGTTATGTTTCTGCTTATGTACCAAGTAGCGTTTTTAAGATAACAGTTAATGATACAAGTAATGCGTTATTTGCTCTTAGTCATAAATCTGGATTTAAAGATAGAATTTATGTTTATAAATATTTTTTAAGAAGCGGCAGCGGTGGCGTTGAAAGGGCACAATCAAGTTGGAGTCATTGGGCTTTTTCTGGGGCTGATGAAATATTACAAGTTTTATGTATAAGAGAAACATTGTTTTGTTTAATGAGATACGGCACAAAAGTATTTTTAGAAAAAATACCAGTACAAGATAGAAGTCCAGAACCCCCTTCTGGTAGTCCTTATCCGTTGTTGTTAGATAGAAGAGTTTCGACAACGAATGAAACACCAACTGCTATGAGGGTGGCTTCTGGAACTTATAATGCAAACGCAAATACAACCACCTGGACGTTACCTTTTACTGCTGCCGCAACTACACAAGCCTGGTCAGGATTTCATACGACATTTAATGGTGGTGTTTTATTGTCAACAATAACTTCTGGCAACACAATAACTGCATCTGGTAATTGGGCTGGTGCGCCAATATTTTTTGGTGAAAGTTATGAATTTAGATATAGATTTACTAAATTTAAGTTATATAAAGAAATAGGTGGTGGTAAGGCTGCGGCTAACGTAGAAAGAACACAAGTTAGACATGCAAAACTTAGATACCATGAAACTGCATATTTTGACATAGAAGTAACAGCAGAAAGAAGAGATACGGCTGTATATAAGTTTGACGGTACTGTATTAGCTAGTCGTATATCAAAAATAGGATCAGCATTACCTAATGGTTACGATCCTGATGACGATAGGTACAAAGAAGGAGTGTTTAGCGTTCCAATAATGTCTAGGGGGGAAAGATGTAATGTTGAAATAAAAAACGATACGCCACACCCTTGCAAGTTTTCAACTTGTGAGTGGGTAGCTCTTATTACAGGTAAAGCGAGGGCGTTACGATGAAATGGATTAAACCTACAACAGCAGTTGTCCAGGAGGTTGGCACAGCTATGAGGGAGGCTGACGAAGTGGAAGTACGTTTAAGTCACAATTTAGATCCGCTAACTGCAATATCAAAAAGTGTACTTAAGTCTGATATTTGCAGAGCCATAGAAGGTGATGACGGCGTACCTGTTGGTATAACTGGCGTTACTAATCAATCTATATGGTTACTAGGTACTGATGGTTTAACAGCTACAAAGAGCCACAAAAAAAGATTATGTGTTGATGGTCGTGAGTGGGTTGACTATTGTTTAAAAGAAGTTGGCAAACCTATAGGCAATTGGGTATATCATAAGAATAAGTTATCTATAAAATGGCTTAAGCATTTAGGGTTTACGGTTGAAGGGCCGCAGCCTTATGGTCATGCAGGGGCTTTATTCTGTCAATTTTGGAGGGCTAAATAGTGTCAGCAGTAGCATTTGGTGTTGTTTCTGGTGGTCTTAATTTTTTAAGTGGGATAGCAAATTACCAGGCACAAAGACAAGATTATGTTAATAAATTAGCTTACAAAAAAGCATCTGATGAATTTGCGTCCTGGTCTGCCAGGCAGCAGGCAGCCCAGACAGATATTAATAACCAATATAAATTTTGGGGAGAAAAAGTAAATTATGGTCAAAGTCTTGCTTACACAAACTCTTTAAGAAATTACGAACTTAGTAAAGCAATAGTAAGCGCAGAAGAAGTTGCCAGGGTCAGGTCATCTGCTGGCGCAGATTTTATAAGTACAAGTGAAGCGTTTGCTGAAGGATTTCAGCAAGAGGCAATGTCAGATGCTGTAGCGTTATTTCAATACAATGTCCAGACATTAAAAGCTAGAAGTACTATTGCTGCTGGTGCTACGGAAGGGCCGTCTGTAGATAGACTTATGAATGATTACGCAAGGCAAGTAGGAGACTTTACAACTTTAAAACGTATAAATGACGGATTTAAAGAAAGTCAATATACCAGGCAACAAGCTGGAGCTATATCTCAATACATTAATCAATACAATAGCCAGCAGTTCTATCAGCAACAAGATTACGTTGATCCTATACCACCGTTTGCACCGTTACCTACTTTGATAGGCCCAGCAGGGCCATCAATGGTTGGTAGTGGGCCTAGTGCTGGAGCTGCATTGCTTGGCGCAGTTTCTGGTGGTTTATCTGCTGGATTATCTACTTATGGAGCATTGAAATAATGGTACAAGAACTTCCAAAAAATCAATTAAATCCTACTGCTAAACCAGTAAATAGATTTTTAAATTACAGGTCAGAGCAACCCGCTGCGCCTCCTAAGTTAGTAGAAATGCCAACACCAAAAGGCATAAATATAATACAAAGATCAAATGAAATGAATGTCCAGGGCTATAACAGCTTTGCACAGTTGTCAGATGCTTTGGCAAAAACAAGTCAAGCTGTAAGTCAGATAGGGCCAGTAGTAAAAAGCGAATCGGAAAGGCGAGGTAGAAACGATGTATTAAAAGCATTGTCGTTAGCTAATAAACAAGCAATAAATAGCTCAGAAAATTACGCTGCTACTAACAGGCAAGTATCTAGGGAAGATGCTATTGCTGGCATGATGATGGATCAGGTTAACCCCTGGAGGCAAAAAGCTAGAGAAGATCAGTTAAGTAAATTAGCTGCTGGTGAAGCTGGAATATATATGGATAGAGCATATAACAAATATGCTTCAGAAATAATATCTTTAGATCCATTAAATCCAAGACTTGACCAGGTAAAAGCTGAAGGCGTTACGCAATTAGCACAAGATTGGGGTGTTGATGAAACAAGCGCAAGTTTTATTGACTACACAATTCCTTCTGTTAATAAAGCTTGGCAAAATTTCAACGAAAAGCATTTAAAGGCACATGTTAAATATCAAAAGGCTTTGCAGACAACATTAACAAAAGCGCAACTATATCAAGCATTAACAAATTGGAAAAAAGAAGAAACAACAGAAAATGAACTTATAGCTGGTTTAGGTACTATTCTTAACGACCAGGTAAAAAAATTAGGTTTACCATTAGAGCCTACAGAATTTAAAAAAGATGTATTGCTTGCATTAAGGGCGCAATTAGAAGTAGAAGCATTAAATCCAGAAAATAAACATAGCCAAAAAGCAGAAAGTTTTTTAGGAATGTTAGAAAGCGTACCAGTAGTTATGGTTACTGACGAAGAAGGCAATGTAACTAAATACACTACTGCTGGTGAAATGTATGGCAAAGATTTTCTTATTGAGTCAAACAAAATAGGCAATGCTGCATTTCAAATAAATAAACGAAGAGAAGAAACTGGCGAAAAAGATTTTGTATTGAAATGGGCTGAAAATATTGTTTCGTTAGAAAAAGGTAGTCAGGAATATAACGAAAAAGTTGCTGAATTACTTAGCGATGAAAGTATGCCATATCACAAACGCATAAAATTATTTAAAGAAATAGATGAAATGGACGAAAATCAAGCAAAACTTACATTTAATACTGCACCTGTTGAAGAAATATTTTCATTAAATCAAAGTAAGCATGGAGTTATGTTTGATGAAGTTGCTGTAAGAAAAGAACTTACAGAAGCATTAGCTGGCGCACCTCCAGAACTTGCAGAATACAAAGCAAAAAAATGGGGCGAGTTTGCAACTATGGCAAGGCAAAAAAGGTCTGAAGCTAGTGGTGCATACGAAACAACCATAATTAATAAAAAAATAAAAGAAGCTACGCAATTACAAGTAGAAACTTATTACAAAGATATAGGGCCTTTATATCTAGATAAAAATTTAGATTTAAGTAAACTTGATACCGAAGCCTACATGAGTAATTTAAAACCCCTTCAACAAGGTGGAGCTATGACTTATCGTCAAGCGTTAGAAGATAAGGTGTATGCAGATTTAACTAACGAAATAAACGAAAAAGGTAGTTTAGATCCAGCAGAGCAAACGAAAGTAATTGTTGATAGTATTACTGAATTTAATAAAGACAAAGAAGCTATAAAAAATATGTTTCCTTTGCCAGAAAAACAAATAAAAAAAGATGAAAAACCAATAGATGCACCACCTACATATAAATTATCTAGTTTAGATGTTGTACCAGAATCTAGAATAGAAAAAAGAGATTACAAAGAATTTCCAATAATGTCTGCAAATGATACGCAAAAAGTTTTAAAACTAGCGTTGGAGGGCAAGCTTATACCTATGCCGATGCGATCACTTGCAAATAAATACAATATCTCGCCATATCAGTTACTTGTTGATACTTTGGAGCATTATAAAGATGAAGAGTTTTACCCTAGCGAAGAAGATAAAAATTTTCTTTTGCA